CTAAGAAAGATTGCGGAACCGTTCGTAAGTATAAAGAAGGTGGTGCAATTGGTGTTTATGGCGCTAAGAAAAAATCTGGCGATTTAGATAGCATTGAAAAAGCCAAAGACATCAAACCAGCTAAAGCAGACGCTCCTTCCAAAGCAAGCGAAAAGCCAGCGTTGCGTGGCTCTGATGTAGAAAAAGAAAAGAGCAAACCAGCTGGTCACAAAGACCCATATATTAAAAGCAAAGAATCTGGTAAATCTGCTGATGCCCCATCTGGCGCTAAAGAAATGCCAAACAAGTATAAAGCTGGCAAAAAGGTTTGCTAATATGCCAAGTAAATCACAAGCACAAGAGCGCTTGATGGCTGCTGCGGCATACAATCCTAAGTTTGCAAAAAAGGTTGGTGTACCAACTAAAGTGGCTAAAGAGTTTAACAAAGCCGATAAGGGTGTTAAATTAAAATCCTTACCTAAGCGTGCTTCTGGCCGCGGGAGATAATTTTGGCTTATAGTGGAACCACTGGTCAAACACAAATCAATGTTGACCAATTAATCTCATATGCATTTCGTGATGCTGGTAAAACGGCAGAGGAGATGACACCTGAGTTAATTGGTACAGCTAAGCAAGCCTTGTTTTACAACTTGCAAAATTTGTCTAATCGTGGCGTTAATCTGTGGTTATTGGAAAACCAATTGTACGGTGCTTTAACAGCACAACAGCAATTAGTTTTACCAAAAACCACGATTGATGTGCGTGAAGCAAACTGGGTTTATATTATCAATTCTACAGCGGCAGAGTATTTGCCAGCGGATAATCCAGAATCGCCAGCGGTGTTTGCTCAAAACATTAATTTGGTATCCACTTCAACCGTTAGTGAAAACTATTTCGGTTTGCAATATCAAGGTTCTAACCCTGTTTTTTATGTTGGCTTTAATGCTTACGCACCCGCTGGTGAAACGGTAACCTATAACTTTGCTTACGAAGTATCTAACGATGGCATTCACTGGACAACTGTTCAGCAATTCCCATCAGTTACCATGACTGATAAGCAATGGCAGTACTATAACATCAGCACCACCCCTCCTTATCTGTATTACCGTTTGCGTGAGACTGTAGCTCCTACATTCTCCATTCGTCAGATTGTATTTTCAACTAGCCAACAAGTTATTCCATTAGCTCGCTTAAATCGTGATGACTACTGGAATTTACCTAATAAGCAATTTCCATCAGTTCGTTCACTGCAATACTGGTTTGATCGTACGATTGAGCCTTCTATGTATTTGTGGCCAGTACCAAACAATGACTTCCAAATGTTCCAATTAGTTGTGGAAGTACAAATGCAAGATGTAGGTTCACTAACTAACCAAATTTATGTGCCAGATCGTTGGCTCAATTGTGTACAAAAGCAATTGTCTCATAGCTTGGCATTACAATTACCTCAAGTAGATATGCCACGCATTCAGTATTTGGAGTTGCAAGCCGAAAAAGCATTCTTGCAAGCTAGTGAAGAAGATCGTGATAAGTCACCAATCTATTTCCAACCCAACGTGTCATACTACACCAGATGAACACTTCTTTGTATTGGATCCACCATAAAGACCATACTGACATGTTTAGTCAGGGGTATATTGGTGTTTCTAAAAACATCGAAGCTAGGTGGTTTAGGCATAGCAAATATTCTGATAATCAACATCTTAAAGCAGCGATTAAAAAATATGGTTGGGACAACCTTATTAAAGAAGTTGTTTTAATTGGGGAAGAAACATATTGTTACGATTTAGAAACAAAAATTAGACCAGCCAAACAAATTGGGTGGAACATTGCTGAAGGTGGTGCAAAACCGCCTGTGTCACAATATCGCGGAGATAATTACGTTAGTCCTCTTAAAGGTAAGTCAAGAAAAACTCCTTGGATGTTCGGACGTAAAGTATCCGATAAAGAAAAAAAACTTGCTTCTGAACGTAAAAAAGTAAAAGTTAAATACAACGGTATTGTTTATGACAGTTTTACCGCACTGGCCAATTTTTTAGGATTAAAACACGCAACCCTTGCAAATAGGATCTATAGAAATGCCAAAAAATATGGCTATGAGGTTTTAAAATGAGCGTAATCATGACCTACGATTCGCTGGTGCTCAATATCCAGCAATATATGGAGCGGGATGATGCTGACTTTATTGCACAGATCCCTAACCTCATCGCTTTGGCAGAGTCATCAATTGCGGCTGAATTAAAGACCTATTTACAATTAATTGTTGTAGAAACCAGTTTAGCAACCAACCAAACTATTTTAAATAAACCAGCTCGTTGGCGTAAAACGGTTTCTATGAAAATTAATGGTGAGCCTATTTTGTTGCGTAGCCAAGATTATGTATCGCAGTATTTGGCTGAGTCTAGTAATGGTCAGCCTTTATATTATGCCGACTACGATTATAGCAACTGGAATTTTGCCCCAAAACCAGACACCACTTATCCAGTGGAAATTATTTATTTTGCTGAGATTCAACCATTGGATGCTAATAACCAACAGAACTTGTGGACTCAAATTGCTCCACAAGCAATGCTTTATGGTGCTTTGTTACAAGCCCAAGGTTATTTAAAAGCTTTGGATAAGTTGCCAGTTTGGAAACAATATTACACTGATGCACTTAACGCACTCAAAAAAGAAGACAACTCTCGTCGTGTGGATCGCAACACGAGTGTACAGGAACCCTAATAAATGACTACACCAGTTTACACATCGCCATTTACAGGCACCGTTGTTACCCCAACGGATGTATCCTATTATGCACTTTCTTTCAGTTCTCCCACACCACTCTATTGGCCATCTATTGTTAATCAAGGAGTTGGTGAGATACCTGCTGCTCGTATTATCGATTGCGTTTGTACTAGTGCTAACGCCAATGCTGCTATCATTACTTTACCAGAAGCAGATCAAGGCACGGTTGGCGCGGATATTTTGTTCCGCAACCTTGGCTCAAATACTTTTACGATTAAAGACTATACGGGCGCAAACTCCGTTAGCGTACCAATGGGCATTAGTAAGTATTTTTATCTTACTAATAATTCAACTCCCGGTGGTGTTTGGAATAACGTCACATTTGCGGCTGGTACATCTTATGCAGATGCGGCTACTTTAGCTGGAGCTGGCTTAACTACCTCAAACGGTAAATTAGCAGTAACTGAGAATGTAGTTGATGTAACATCTTCTCCCAATATTACGGATGCAAGCCGCGGAGCTACTTTCAATTGGGGTGCTGGCGGAGGCACATTTACACTACCCCCAGTACAAAACTTATCAACTGGTTGGTGGATTGGTTTTAGAAATAGTGGAACTGGCTCATTAAACATTTATGCTACATCACCAAATTCAATTAACGGTAGCAACGAGATTGTCGCTAATCCAGGTGATTCTGGTTTTATTTTTTATGATTCTATTAGTGGTGGATTTATTACTGTTGGTTGGGTTGCCCCATCGGCTGTTACTTTTAATTCGGCAACATATGATGTAGATACCATTTTAGCTAACACATTTAGTTTGGTATCTTATGCTCCAATTATTCAAACATATATTGCACAATCTGGTACACGCACCCAAAGTTTAGCAGTAACATTGCCTGCTATTACACAAATTTATGTTTTGGTAAACAATACCAACCAAACTGGCTACAATATTACTTTCCAATGTCAAGGAAGTAGTCAAGCACCTTTAGTAATTTCTGCTGGTAATATTTCAACAGTATTAAGCGATGGCACTAACCTATATGTATTAACATCATCAGCTACGGGTTTATTTTATGCAGCTAATGGTTCAGCATCACTTCCAGCGTATTCATTTAATAACGATACAACAACTGGTATGTATTTAGTTGGTACTGGTGTTTTAGGTTTGACTGCTAACGGAACCGAAATTGTTAATATGGATGGTTCTAATCCATCGACTCCAGCGGTTAATGTGCTTGCGTCGTTAAATGCAAAATCAATTGGTGGTGGGACATTCTAAATGGCAGCTGATAATGTTCAGCAAGATACCTCGCAATTTACTCGGATTTATACACTAGCAGTTCCGCCGGGTATTAAGCGTGATGGTACTTATTTTGAGACCGACGAGTATACCGACGGTGTATGGTGTCGTTTTCAGCGTGGCGTACCTAAAAAGATGGGTGGCTATCGCTCAATCTTTACTAGCCTAGTTGGTATTTATCGTGGTATGGTGTCACAGCCATATAACGGTGTTAACTATATTTTTGCTGGTAACTATAAAGAGCTCGATGTATTTACCACTGGCACAACTTTTGCAACGGGTAGTGGTCCGTTCCCAGTTACTATTTTACCTGGTACAGCATTTGCTAATGTTACCTATGTAAACGCTACTGCATTCACCATTTCTGGAACTAGTAACGCTACATCATTTTCAGCTGGAAATACCGTTATATTCCAGCAAACCAGTAA